GATTCGGTGCGGTTCCGATCGGGTAACTCTGTATAGTCGCGATCGAGTTGGTAATATGCTGCGTCTCGCCGGCGGTGGATATCCCGAACCCGATCGAGTCGGTTTCAGGGACGGGCTTGGGCGATTTGCCTGCAGGTTTGTAGGGGACCGTCCCGATCCACACGTCGGCGTTATCGGTCGCCTTGATTGAGACCTGATCGGTTACTTGTTCCTGGCCCTCGAACCCGCCGGCGGTGGCGAGTATGAGCGCCGCCAGTGCGACCCCCGCGTCCGATTCTCCGGTTACCAGGTACTTACCGCTCGACGCGCTAGTTCCGTGCGTCGGAGAATCTAATCTTTCGCCTACCGATGCAGCCATTGTTCACACTTTCCAAATTATCCGCTATGGGTTAACCGTAATATTGTATTTTCCACTGTCGGCGTTGGCGACGAATTCGCCCATTGTTGTGGCCAGATCTTCGGCCGCCTTTGCCGATCGGCTCAGGAACGAACCGCCGCCGAGTTGGGCCAGGTTGCCCGCGCGGAACGTCGAGACGGTGGAGAATGACGACTCGACCGCGTCGCCGGCCGCGCCGGCGCGTTCGGCGAGTCGGGCCTTGTTAACGCCGCGTCCCTGTACTTGCGAATCGATTGCGTCCTGGGCCTCTTTGGCTATCCGGACCGATTCGGCGAACCTGGCCGCTTGTATCCTATCCTGTGCCGCCGCGCCGACAGCGGCCCGCTGTCGCCTCAATGCGTCTATTTGTTCGGCCCTGGCGCCGCCTTCTCTTACCTTTTCACCTTCGATAATCTTATCGATCAATGACTGGCGTTCGGCGGTTAATGTCCGGATGTCGTGTATTTGGGCCTGCAGTTCGGTTCGCGTTTTAGCCGCCGCCTGTTCTTCTATTTCCGCCAGTCGTTTCGCCGCGTCGCTTGCCTCGGTCCTGGCTTGGACGGCTCCGGATGATTCGCTCGCAGACGCATCGCCCCCGGCGATGGCCTGCCTTAGTCTTCCTGTGGCTCCAACCGCCCCGCCGGTCAGAGACCCTTCTTCCCTCGTCCGTATCGCTTCGAGCCTCGCCTCGGCGGCGGCGAGTTGGGCTTGGTTCACTTTAGTCCTGGCTTTGAAGTCCGAGTCGTCGCTGACTCCGAACGCCTCGCCAAGCCCTTTCTTTCTGGCAACTTCGGCGGAATGGAGTCTCCGTTGGTTTAGATTAATTTCGGCCATCTCCGCTTTAACCTGCAGCGTAGCGGCCTTACGCATGGCGTCCGAGAGTTTCTTCTGTGCGTTTGTCATCCCGGTTATCTTGCCGGTTGTCTTGTCAATTGAAATGCCCAAGTCTCCGTATCGGTCGGTCAGTGTCGAGATAAGGCCCGCTGACTCTTTAATCTGCCTGGCGTTTTTATCCTGGACTTTCGCAAGCTGTTCGAGTCGTTGGAGTCTCAGTTTATCAGTGGCCCTTACCTCGTCGCCTTTGGCTCTGAGCCCCTCCATTTCTGTTGTGAGGTTTGCGGTTTTAAGGCTCAACATACCCATAGCCGACGCGGCCGCAATCGCAACTACAGTAATGGCTACAAGTGCGGCGACCACCGGATGGGCCGCGAGAAATGTAAACGCTACCACCAGGCTCTTAACCGTTACAATGAGCGCTCCAAGGATCGTTCCGACAGACGACAGCACCGCCCCCAGGGCGATCAATGCGACGCCGACGACCGCGATGACGCCGGCAATCCTTAAACTCTGGCGCAACCATTGGCCGTTCTGTTCGATCCATTCCTTAACAGGGCCTATGCTCTGGCGTAGCGATTCGCCGAGGTCGGTAAATACCGGGGCCAGTTGCGAGCCTATCTGGAATACGGCCATCTTAGCCGATTGTATTAACTTGTTCATGTTGTCGGTGAACTCTTCGGCCGCTGCGGCGTCTTCGGTCGACATCGTGAGCCCCAGCGCTTCAGCTTCGGCCTGCAGGTCCTCTATCGCTCGCCGTCCGCCGTTTAGCAGCGGAATAAGTTCCTTACCCGCCCGTCCGAAAATTTCCATTGCGGCCGCCGCCCGCGTCGTCGGCGATTCAACCTTTGATATCGCTTCCGCGATCGTCTTGAACTGATCCTCCGGCGCCAGGCCCGCCAAATCCCTATACTCGATTCCCAGGGCGGCCAGGGCTTCGGTTTTGGTGGTAAGGCCCCTCTCGGCGTCGTTGAGGCTCTTGGCCATCGTCAAGATGCCTTTTTGGAATGTGGCGATTGACGATCCGCTTTGTTCGACCGCGAATTTAAGTTGTGAAAGATCCTCGACGGCTATTCCGGTGCGCTTGGCCATCTTGCCGATTTCGTCGCCCATCGACGCGAACAGTTTGGCCGCCGCTATCGCCGGTGCGATGATAGCCACCGACGACGCCACCAGCGATCGCCCGGTAGAACTGACCGAACGGCCGAACGCCTTGAACTTCACACGCGCGGAATTCAAGCCTCGGATCATCTTGCTATTATCGACGAAGAGTTCAACGAACGCCGCGCCTGCTCTTATGCCTCGACTAGAAGCCACTTTTACACCTGGTGGTTTTGGGTTATTCGGGTTTCAGGGACGGCCTAACCGTCTATTGCGGCTTTTTTCAGTTTCTCGATTTCGTCCCTTAGTGCATTCTCTCTATTGGCGGCGGCGTCGAGGGCGTCGAGCGGCGAACCCACCGCGACGGCGTCGTCGCGTTCCTTTGTCGCCCTGTTCGCGTCTTTGCGCTTCTTTATGGCGTACCCGCCGGCGCCGAGTCCGAACACACTTAGGAGGCTCATTATTTCCGTTGAGTGCTTCTCAAATATCCCTACGCCGCGTTGGACTACTTCGGTCGTTTTACCGATCGTCTTGTCGGCTGCATCGAGCAGTTTGTCGGCTGTAGTCCCGGCGTCGGGCCTGGCGGTCGCTTGCTTATTCGCGGCGGCCGCTATTGTTTCGGCCGCCTTGGATAAGACCTTGGCCAGTCGGTCGATTTCCGGGGATCTGGTTTCGTCCGGGCTTTGGGGGTCGGGTATCGAACCGGCCAGGCTGTCGCCCATTTCCGCAACTTCCGCAATAGCCGCGATCCGATCGAAGAACGCCGACGCTTTGGCCGTCGACTCGCCAATAGCCTCCACAAGCCCCGCCAGGCGTTCCGAAACGATCGCCACAGTTTTGGCCCGCAAGTCGCCGCGGAGCTTTTCGGCGGCTATCTGGTCGTCTTTATACCGCCATTGCCCGGCCTCGACGATCGCCAGCGGGGAAGTATCGATCGATACCTTGGGCGGACCCGCATAAACAGCCGCGGGCCTGGTCATTTTCGCCAGAGCGACCGCTGCAGGCGACCCGGGCCTAGCCCCGGTCGCAACCAGGGATCCGGCCAGCGAATCAGCAGCCTGCGCCGTTTGCTTCTGTTCTTCATTCGGCGCGAACCGAAGCCCGGCGATTATCATATCGCTACAGCCGCACATACCAGCGGCAACGGCCAGGATTGTCCCGGCGAGAAATACGGTCCAGACTGTCTTTAATGTCGGTCTCATTTGCGGGCCCTTTCATAACGGCTTGGCAATTGGTTACTGGCAATTGGCAACTGGCGACGGATTAACGGCGTGCGTGCATAAAATGCGTGCATAATTTCGCTGGGTTTAGGGTTGCCTATCTTACCATGGGAATTCAGCCTTTCGGTTTTCGCTTCTTCTTCCGCTTCGCTTTCGGGACAAACATTTTCAGCATCCCGATATTGCCCTTAGTAATCGGCGTGCCGCGCGGCTTTTCTCTTCGTTCTTCGGCCGTCAAAAACGGATTCCATTTCGCCGGGCTGAATCTCACTCGCTTCTTACCGTCGCTGTTGACCACTTCGAGCAGCGCCAGCAGCGTTCCGGTCCGCGTCCACGCCTCTTTCTGCCTGGCGTTCGACATCGCAACCAATTCGCGGAGCGTCCACGGCCGGGGATCCATGCCGAGGATCCCGGCCGATTCGTATATTACGTCCCATCCGCGTTCAGAGTTTCGGCGAGTGTCTTTCGTGTCTCGTCTCTTATCTTTTCCGGATCGAACGCCGCGTCCAGTGCGTCCTGGCCGTCGCTTATCACTTGCTTTATCGTGTCGAGCGCCTTCATTGCTCTTGCTCGATCGCGGGGGTCTCGGAAAAAATTTACGATCGCCTCAATGAGAGCGTCGCCCGCCTCTCCGATTGCGTCGCCGCCGAGGCTATGGCCGAACTCTTCGGACGTTACGCCGGCCGCTTCGAGTTCCTCGGCGCATACGATGTCCAGGATATTGGCCAGCAGCATAGGGTCGGCCATGATCCGGATAATCAGATTATCTTTAACCGCCACGCCCTCGGCTGCGGAGTCGGCCAGGGTCAATAGATCAACCTGGCATGTTTTCCGCACGTCGCGAACGGTCCCGACCGTGACCCCGATCGTCCATGTCCGGCCTTTGGTGTCTTTAAAACTTGTGCTCATTTCGCGGGCTTCCTTAACGCCTGTGTTTCGAGTCAATGGTTTAAGGGCAAGCGGCGATCGGAACGGCGTGGCGTGAAACGCCGCCCCGATCAACCTGGCTCGCCTGCGTTGTTACGTTGTGATGGTCATCCATTCCGGCGCGTTGGCGGCCTTGGCCGACGGCTTGGCGTTCACGTCGACATTCTGAGCATCTTCGAGCGGCTCGTTTTTGGTCCATGTCGCGATATCGACGGTAACCCGCAGCCCTTCGGTTCCGGATATCGTGATGTCGCCGTCCATAATCGCCAGTTCGATCTGCGTATCGTCGGCGAAGAACGCGTCCTGGACAACCGAGAAATCCTCGTCCTCGGTGTCATAGAGCATGTTCCAATCGATACCGGCGTCGCGCAGCGTCATAAGGTACTGGCGCCACTTCGCGCCGCGTGTCGACGCGTCGGTCGAACCTTTTTCAAACGGCATAGCGAGATCACGAATGTTTTCGATCTCCACCCAAACCGGCGCCTCATACGTCCCGGTGTTGCGGTAGGCAATCGCCTCGTTTCCTGTCTTTTTACCCATGGTAGTTCAGCCTTTCCTTATCTGTTTTTAAAATATATCAACTCGGGCCGATGCTGTTGGCCCATTGTTCCGGCATTCTTGGCGCGGCTTTGACCAGGGCCGGCCCCATGAACGGGCGGACCGGATAGAACGTTCCGCGATATAGTCCGCCGTGCTCCATCGCCCCGCCGGACTGGCCGGCGATCTCTTCGCTTGGTCCGATCGTCGCGCGACCGAGTTGTTTCTCCACCGCGAACAGTATGGCGTTCCGCAACCGCTTGCGGCCGCTGGTGTGCGGCGGCGTGCCAGGCTGTGACGGTTCGTCCGATGTCCGGATGCTGCGCCTTGCAATAAGACGAACGCCGCCCGCAGCGTGCCCGAGGTTTTTGAACGAAGCCTCTTTCTCGGCCTTTGCGACCTTATCGAACTGATCGACGGTTTTTACCTTCGCACCGATCATTGCGGGACATCCTTATGCACCCGCAGGGTCAGGCCGATAACGCTTGTGAATACGCGAAGCTGCGCCATATGTTCGTTCCACCAGATCGGGTTATTGTCGATCGAAATCGATATGCCCTGAGAGTATCCCGGAATGCGGGGCTTGCGGAAGTAGAACGCGATCGCCTCAACTAAGACCATCATTTCGTCGGCCTCGGTATTGTCGATCGTCCCGGGCGCGTCGAGGTCCTGGGCTTCGAGTTTCTTCTGGACGGCGATGTGAATCAGCGGGTCAAGCTGATCGGTCCGCCTGGTCGCCCGGACCTGTTCGACGCCGGCGGGCATTACCGTTACGAGCAACCCTTCGAACCCTTCGAGTTCTTCGAGCGTAACCTTTGCGGCGTATGCCCGTATGGCTGTAAACGCAATACCGAAATCGTGATCGTTCAACGCTTCCTTGATCGCCTCGGCGGCGTCTACCGCTGTGCTGTTTCCTTCTACTGCCATTATTACACTATGCCTTTCTTGACCGTCATGCGGCCGGTCCCGATCGTTACCTCTGAGGGGGTCGCTGTCGTGGCGACAAACTGATATTGATAGTTCCGCCGGTCCTCGGGCGGCGCCGGTTCGAGCGCGGCGGTTTGGGCTGCGGTGAGATCGGCCTTTACCGTAACGGTCGTACCATCGACCGTGATCGTCGCGGCAACCACCAGGTCCGCGGCGACCGTGTCGGTCCCTGTGTAATCGTCTGTGTTGAGGATCCGCAACTCGCCGTCCGCGTCGGTAAGGTCCGGACCCGGCCAGTCGGACGCCACCATTTCGAGGGCCCGCCCGTCGGCGTCGAGGTAGTCGTCGCCGCCCTGGATCGAGAACGCCCCGCCGGCGGCGACCGGTGACGAATAGTTCGCCGTAACCGTCCCGATCTTGTTAACCTTCGCGAGAACCAATCCCACCCACTCGCCGAACGAGGCTTCGATTTCGTATGTGGCCCAGATGGCGTTAAACATGCCGTTGACGATGTCGACAACCGACGCGCCGGTACCCGACGCGTTGGACAATGCGAGGATAGTGTATCTAACGTCCCCGTTACCATCGTCCTCAACAAGCGCATTCAGGTACGCGGTTGCGACGCCAGGCGGGTTCGCCGGGTCGTAAGATGTCGCGAATAGATAATTGAGATGCATATCAGTTAAGGCGCTCTTAGCCGCCAGGGCAATCGAACTGTAGTAGCCAGTCGCAAATGCAGCCGACTCCAGAGCATTATCCGCGAATGCGTTGGCGGTTAGTGCATCGTCTGCAATGGACGATTCGGTAATAATGTTATTGGCCAGGCCGCTTACCAGCGTAACGCCGGCGATCGTATCGCTCACGACGACGTAAGCGCCCGACGCCAATGTCCTGGCGACAAACTCGGCGGTATTTGGGATATCGTCCAGGAGCAAGTCGAGGCGGCCGCCGTCTGTCCAGTCGGTCTGCAGTTCGTTTGTATTGTCCAGGTTCTTGGCCAGATCCCCGTCGCCGTCGGCCTTGGTCAAGTCGTCGATGGCGGTCAGCTTTGCGCGGTCCGCCGCGGTGAAGTCGACGGCCGTCGTGTCGACGACAATCGACGTGTTTCCATAGACCCGCGTCGCGGCGGCCGCTATCACCGTAAAGGTCCAGTTGAGTTGTTCCAGGGCGTCGGAGTCCGAGGCGGTGTATTCGGCTCGATATCGTCCGGTCGATATAAGCGACATTGTCGTCGAGTCGAGGCGTGCCGATCGATCCGTGCCGCTCTCGTTTACCAGGTCGATTGTCGGCGCAGAGTCGGGGGCTTCCATGTTCCCGTCGGTGTCGTACAACATTAGCTCTACCCGGTAGACTACCGACCCGCTGTCGGGCCGTTCGACGATCGTCGGAACAACGCGTACGCAGCGGGTGTTGTTCTGTATCGACGTTACCTCGGACGAACCGGCGACGTTCTCGCCTATGCCCAGGTTATCGAGGTACAACGCTCTTTGGGCGTTCAACCTGGCCGCCAGGAGAGCGAGTTGCGTGGAGTTCGCGTCGATGTCGGCCGTAATCTCCGTTACCGTCGGGACCGACGCGGTGATCTGCCCCGTATCGTATCGTGCGTTGTCGCTGATCACGCCGCCGGCATTGACGAACCCGCCGTCTACGTTGTCCGTGACGGTGAATAGCCCTCGAATAACGATTGTACCGCCGGCGCAATCGGCGTTGATTATGAGTTGGCCGCGCCCTTCGAGGCTCATAATATCGCCGGCTTCCATGCCTTTAACCTCGACACCGCCGGATCCGTTCCGCCAGTTAACGCATTGGGGGCCGGCGTCGGCATATACGAGAGACGGGGCGTCCAGGCCGGCGACGGCCGACTTGCATTCCGCGAACATATAGAACGCGCCGGTCAATGTCAATTCGCCTGGTAAAACGCAGTCGCCGAACCCGGCCGACGGTATGCTCACGCCATCGGCCAGCCTGCAACCTCTGAATCCCAGCGGTCCGCTGGATGTCAACACCCCGTCGACCGTGGCGCCTCTGACATACAGACGGTCTGCGTTCTCTCCGTTAAAATCTATATTGTAGTTCCGGCCCCGGAACTCGAAGCCGGTCATATCTTGTTCGAACAGTAAATCGGTTCCGTTGATTACTTCGAAACGTGACAGACCTTTCAATCCGGCGACGGCCAGGGCGGACGCCATCGTGCTATTTGGGTTGTCGCCTACGCCGTCTACATCAGGAACGGTATTGGTGTTTGGCTCATTACCGTTAATCCATACGGCGCTGTTCTGGTATCCGACCACGCTCCCGGCGATTGACCGCGTACAACGGATCCTATCGGTGGCGAAAGCGGTTCCGTCGGGCGATGTGACTTGCCACCTTACCAAACCGACATCCCCGTTTGTTCCTACCTGCGATCCCAACAACGCAAAGGGTGCGCTCTGTAGGGTTGTTGCCAATACTGTTCCTACAATGTCGGGGCCAACACCTTTCCAAGTGGACGAAACCCAATCCCACGCCTTTATCGTAAAGAGCTTATTAATGCCCAGGGCGTACCCTTCCCAAATCACTTGTAGCGGAATGCCGTTGGGGCCTAGATCGAATTCATACCAGAAATCGATCGTCCCGTCGAGGTTGACAATGTGGTAGTTGCCATCGAACGCATCGGTGAGAGCAAACGTTCCAACCTCCGTTCCGGCCGTTATCAGATCGTCGGAGACAACAACGCTTCCGCCCGCGCCGGATCCCGACCCGAGGTTGCCAAGTTGCGACTTTATGTCGCCGTCATGCGTTGACAACGCACTGGCCAGCGCCGCCGAACGGTTTTCAATACTGAACGATCCGACCTTTTCGCCTACAACGCTTACCCCGCCGACGGTCCCGGTTGTGATGATTACCGAATAATCTTTACCGGGCTCGAAGAACGCGTCGGCACTGAGATCTATGAGAACGTAATTGGCGCCGACTATTGAATTGAAATTTGGAGTCAGCGTGATATACGCTTCTCCAGATGTCTTGACGGTACCGGTCTCTCCGTCTTTGTGTACGGTGATTACGGGCGTACCGGCCAGGACGGTGGGAACCCCGGTAGGCGCTCGCGTGGTGAACTTGAAATTGAACGTAGCGTAATCGTTGACAAAATCGCCTATATAACTACTCATGCCACAAGCCCTCCGCCGTCCCCGGCTAGTTTCGCAACGCCGCCGCCACCGCCCGTATCTTGATGCTGCAAGGCGCCAAGGTCGACATAACCCGTATTCGAGACTATACCGGTATCGGCGAGAGTGCCGGGGAATCCGGCCGCCTTCATCGCCGCGGTTATCGTGTAGTCGCCGGTGCTAGTCCGCGTAGCCTGCGTTGTCTCCGTCCAGGGTTCATCTGTAATATTGTGTTGCGGATCGTCATTTATATTCGCGTCGTTCAAAGCGCCCAACGAATTCCCATGCATACAATTATAATCGTAGAATCCGAATTTATGATTGCCCGCGCCGACGCTGGAGTTTATGCCGTACCCGCCGTTGTCGGCTATGATATTGTTGTAGAACTTCATCTTAACTATCGCCGCGTCAGAGCCGATGTCTATTCCATCGCTTGCGTTGTCGGCGATTATATTATTGCTGATAACAATCGAGTTGACGCTTGAATGGTTTATTATCCCGGCGCCCCCATTACCGTAAATCAAACAACTGTCTATGAGCCCGAACGTAGACCCCTGCATCCCGCTACCGCCATTGTTTGCGACGATACCGCCTACAAACGAGCTATCCGAACCGAATCTCAGTTGTTGGCCTTGCAAGCCATTATCCGATAAATCGCAGCGTATAATCTGGACGCCCGATGCCTGGAAATGACCGACGAGCCCGTGACCATCGGCGGAATGCATCTTGCAGTTTTCCATCACGGTATTGTCGCCGCTTCCACCGAATACCACTGCGTTTTTGCCGCCGCCAGCTATTTTAAAATGTATGTTCCGATATATGACAGAAGGATCGTCGACAAAGGATACGCGAGCGGTGGCCGGTGCGGACGGTTCAATGAGAGCCCTATCCGTATCAATCAGCCTGTCAATATCCCCCGGCGTCGAAACGTAGGCTTCCACCACCATCGGGAGCGCGGCCGTAAACGCGTTAGTTTGCAGGTCCTCTTCGTCGTACGCAGTACCCCCCTCGCGTTTTAGATTCAATCGTATCCCATCGCCATCGGCATTAAGAAAATCCGTATTCTGCAAGGTGGCGAACGTGTGCGCTATCGTCGCCCATGCGCCCCCGATATTAACAGTCTTGGTACCGAGACTAAAAGCGACCGCTGGCGTTACCGTCAAATCGTCGCCGACTATATTCGTTATTCGTGCAAAGTCTTTTAAGCCAGCAGTATCAAAACAAATTCGATCGCCGATCGATGAACTTGTCCAACCGGTAGCGTCGTCGTTTGTGATCGTGAGCCCGTCACCGCTCGACGAGCAGTTTGTCTGCGTTTCGAACGGGCCGTCACTCGTGCCGATCCCGAAACCGCCATTTTCATCGCTGGCCAGCCCGCCTTGCGTTACTTGATATTCACTATACGCCATTTTCGCTCCCCTCCATCACGAGGTAGCCCGGGCCCGTTGCCGTCTCGCCCGGTCCAATTCTCGTAACAGTCACATCCAGCATTGACGCCGCTTTTTTCATTTGATCACGCATCACGATTCGTCTCGCCTCGGCCTTCTCCGTGCCGGCTTCTCTTCGCAACCTGGCGGCGACCCGCTGCCGTATGCTTCGGTAGAAAAACGTTTTCGGGGACTCGCCGTTCGGTCCGATGGCCACGCCGCAGGCGACGGCTACCACTGAATACGAAGCGGCCGCGACTTGCTGGGGGGTCAAGTCCTGGGCGATTGCGTATTCGTATGCCTTTTGGGCGTGTCTCATTTCCGGTTTAGTCTCCGATCTTTAGCGATCGCACCAACGCCTTTAGTCCGACCAGTTCGTCGCGCATGTCTCTAAGTTCTACAATGAGTTTGTCGTACTTCTTTTCCTGCGAGATCTCCAGCTTGGTGACGCAGTCTTTTTGATTCTTAATCTCAACATTTTGGATGGCGTTCGTTTTGACTACTTCGGCCATCCCCAACCGGGCCGCCCCAAACGCCGCCAGCACCGCCAGCAGCACCATTAAAACGTTAGTAAGCAATGCCGATGTCTTTTCCACCATACGCCTTTTTTCCTTTCGCCGTCGCCGTTCTCGTCGTTAATCCGTCGCCAATTGCCAATTGCCACTTGCCAATTGCCAGCCGTCAGGACTGCGTCGTTTTAGTCCTGACGGCATGTATCCGCATCCGCTTATTTCCTGAGTCGCTGTACCGCCAGGCGGGCTCGCCGGCCGGGGCGTTTACTTCGTACGTGTACAGATGCCCGTCGCCGTCGTCTTGGTCGATCTTATCGCCGCGCTTGGGTTCAAATAGATTCCCGTTGGCGTCGACCATATCGGCGGCCCATACCAAAAAGTCGCGATGGATCGATACTATAGAAGCCCCATCCGATGACTCGGTTCGGAAAGGGGTTCTACCCACAACAGCGTCCAGGTCGGAGATTGTGACATCGCCTTGCCTGTACACGACAGGAAGCCCGCAAGACCCCGTCGTCGCGGTCGCCAGGGCGTCAGCGCCCATCTGTAGTATCGATTGCTCCATCGCGATTGTTTTTCAGTGCGTCTTGTGTTCGTTAAAAGAAGGCTTCGCGCCGACGGCTGGGGGCTGTGCAGTTCCCAACCGCCGGCGGTCTCGCCCGCTTTGGTTTCTAGGTTCCCGCCGCCGTGATCACGGCTTCGGTGTTGACGATCGAATCGGTTCGGTGGATCTCGACTCCATCGTAGTCGCCTGGCAGCGGCGCCTCTTTGCCCGTATCGTTCGTGGCAGTCCGCGAGTCGCGGAGTTGTTTGGCCGATCGACGCGACATAAAGATCGCGTTGGGGGCCTGGCCCACCTTGAACAGCGCCATGGCCGCCGACAACAGCAAGTCTGTCAGTCCGTCGCCGTCGTCCTCGGTGATGTTGGCGATCCGGACCATCGACGTATGGTTCGTGATCTGCAAACCGCAGTAGCCCGCGATTTCCTGACCATGTCCCCAGTACGGCTTGGAGTTGCCGTCGTACAACTGGACCGGCATCACCTCGCCCATGGAAATCTCGCCATCGTTGCCCCAGGCGAAAGCGACGTCCTTAATGCCCAAACGCAGCAGCCACACCGACGAGGCGGTGTCGGCCGTTGTCCCGCCGGCGTTTACGACGAGGTCATCGTCGGAATTGGCCAGGATCGACCCGAGGCCCGCGAACCCGCCGGCGTCGGCGCTCACACCGTAATAGATCTGTCTGCACAAAGCCCGGATCGCGGCGCGGAAGTGCGACTCTTTGGTGTCCTGGTCGGGGTCGCTCCAGTCGATGCCTCGGGACGCTGCGTTGTCCATATCCCAGGAAGCATCGAGGAAGAACGTCTGGACGGTTCGTGCGACCAGCGTTCCAACGTTGCGAGTACGGCCTTCGTTGATCGCGCGGAAGCCTGCTGTGGGGTCTACAGTGCGAACCAATGTCTTATACATTGTGTTCGGTACGGCCCCGGCGGGGATAACCCGAATCTCGGGAAATTCCTCTTCGGTCTCGGCTATGAGCCCGACCGCTTCCTCGCAAGAGTTCTGCGCGATAACGTCGGCGGATGTTTTTCTAACAGCCATTTTTCTTACCTCTTAAAATAGTATCGGTTTCGTGGTTGTGTCGCTATACCGCCCGGCGACTTACAACGGGCCGATTTTCTGTTTGTCAGTACCGCATCGCTCGCCCATGCGGTCGGGCCGGGTTGTCTCGCCTACTTCTTTTCCGGCTTCGGTTTCCGGCGGTCGTCGAATGCGCGTTGGGCCCGCTTTTCGTCGCCGCCGAAACTCTCGACCAGGCGCGCCAGTTCGGCTTTGTCGGCCGTGGCCTGGTCGGTCTGCGTTTCGCTGTTGTCGTCGAACTCGAACGGCGTTTCCTCGCCGAGTCCAGCCTTGGCGACTTTCAACTGCTGGCGGACCTTGGCGAGTTCGTCGCCCTGGGCCTTGGCGTGGAGTTCCTGAGCGGCGGAATACTCGACCCCTTCGCAGAACCACTTGGCGCCGTTCTCGGCTCCAAACGCCTTGACGAACCGGGCACAGTGTCCGCGTGATGCTTCGACCGACCAGAAGACCTCTCCGTCTCCCATGATAACCCGCGTGGTGTCGACGGCGGACTGCTCGACCGTTTCGGCGGGTGTCTCTTCGGCGGGCGCATCTTCTGCGGGTGTCTCACCGGTGGGCGCATCTTCGGTGGGCGTCTCTTCGGTGGGGGTTGTCTCTTCGGCCGGGGTCTCTTCGGTCGGGGGGGTCTCTTTATCGGGTGTCTCATTTGCCATATCAAAATTTCCTTTTCTTTTGGTGTATGCTTTGTACCGGTCCATGAATCCGTCTATCACGGACGGATCCGCGGCGACGGCCTCGAATATCTGAGGGTGTGCGTCGAGGAACGCCGACACCTGGCCGGCGATGGTCGTTTCGGATCCGAACGTCTTATTGTCGCCGATTGAACCATTGGCAAAAATGCCTGACGGGTTGGCGGCCGGATCGTCGACGACGTCGGCCGCGTGTAGTTCTTCGAGCGACGCATACAAGGGCCCGGGCGTGGTGTCCCATTTTTCGCGTTGTTCGTCGCGGGTCGACTTGGAGGCGTCCGCGTCGGGCCTGGTTACTTTGTTTCCGCTGGCGTCACGTTTGTAGTCCTCGCCGGGCGAGAACACGATCGAGGTTCCGAACGCCTCGGGGTCGCTGTCGGCCAGGTCTATAACGTACGTGCCGAGTTTTCCATCCGGCGAACTGTCCGCCGACGGGTCGACGTGGAGGTCAGCGCGTGCAATAGCTTTTTCGCCGCTGTCGTCAAGTCGGAAGTTCTTCGCACGTCCAAGGAATGTTCCGAGGGCGGTTCCTGACATTGCGGGATGTCCGAAACGAGACTTCGCGCCGGTCTGTTTTTGCTTGCCATGTTTCACCACGTCCTCAATAAAATCGCTGTCGAGTTCCACGCCATGCCCGAGGGCCGGGCCTTCGGTGCAAATGGCGACGCCGCGAATCACGCCAGCCTCGCCGGCGTCTCGGTCCACGCCTTCGCTCGGGATTCCAAACGTGGCGTTAGTGCGTTGCCATTCGTGATTATCTCTACGCTTTTTCGCCATTGGTTACTACCTCTGTTTCGCCAACTGCAGGCGGCGCTGGCGGGAATAGTTCGTCGATTTCGGCCTGGGCGGTTTTCTCTGCGATCGTTTCGGCCGTTCTCTCCCTAAGCACCTCGCCAAAGTCCCGCCCCTGCCGTTTCAAGACTTCCGTTTTCGTCGTTAGATTCCCTTCGACTGCCAGCAAGTCGGCTTTGACTTCCTGCAGCGGATTCCACCAGGGCAACCCCTTGGGGATCCACTCCCAGGGTTCCCGCGACGCGTCGAGGTCCATCGGCAAGAGTCCGTCGAGTTGCCAGAGTCGCACGCGGAACTCGGTAACACTGTTGAGGAAAAGGATATTGCTTGCCCGCTTGGCGTCGGTCGAGAATATGTATTGAATCAGATCGCCGCGGCCCGCGAAGTAGTTGGCCTTGGACGAATCGTAGAAACTTTCGGGTATGTCCAGGGCTTTCAAAGCGACCGAGATTACGAGTTGCAAGTAATTTACGAACTCAGCCGACGGCGTTTTATCGCCTATAAAGTCGGCCTCGTCGCCCGGTTCGAGTTCCAGCTTGAACGGGCCGGCCCCAACGTCTACCGAATACCTGGCGTCGGCTTCCTCGGGGTTGGCGACTTCATCCTCGCCGTCAAGGGGTGTTGTGTCGTTTGAAATCGGCCCGATCGGGTCGGCCGCTTGTCTCTTGATCACAAGCCCGAACATTTGGGCGATCTTTGCCCGGGCCAGGGCGTAATCGAAACCCTCATAGACATCCTGCAAGCTATTGATTGCCGAGATTAGCGGCGAAATGCCGCGTATCTGGTCGAACCGATCGAAGTATCCATGGGGGATAATGTTCTTAGCCTGGACGATTCGCCCGAACTCCATACCGCCATTCTTGCGGCGGTTGCATACCGAATAGGCCGTAGCCCGTCCGGCGGTTGAGGTCTTTACCCCATGGGTCCAATCGGCTTTATCCATGCCGTCTTTCGCCCCATGCGTCGGCCAGCATATCCGATCGCCTTCGATAGCCTGCAGGCGTCCGCTGTTGAGTTTCAACTGGAACACGTCGCCGTCGACCGTGGCGTGTGCTTCGTTTAGCCTGGTGATCTTACGCAGAGAATGGCGGCCGGCGGCGTCGCAGTTAGCCGGCTTGCCGTACCACGTCATGAGCCTTTCGAGTCTTTCGTTGAGATCCTGATTCCCGGTGCGTGCCTGGAAACTGAACGTGGCAACGAAGTCAAGGTGCTTGTTTACCATCCAACGAGCAATTGCGAAATTACGCCGGACATCGCGAGCGGTGGCCACAGCGCGGGTTCGCTTGGACTTATCGAGTACTGCATCCTCGGATCGTACGGAGTTCCGCGGCGCCTTGCGTCGTTGCTTATCGACCGACGCATCGTAGCCGAGCGCCGTTTTCTTATCGACCCGCCCCGCAAGTCCGGACCTGGCGCCGCCGATCGGTTCGGATCTGACCTTGGGCGTAGACTTCCGCCGGCGGCCGCGTCTCGGGTTGGTTGAGTTGGTTGATGTCTTAGCCATGCGGTCTAATAGATCCCCCGAATT